GGTCAGATGAACACTCAAATGATGCCTAGCACTACTTTCCCTACTATGTCATCTACTCCAAATACTACTCTGGCACAAACACTGGAAGGTAGTGGTAGCAGCGCAATGTGCCCAAATGCTAATATAAATAGTCAATTTAGTGATTATAATAGTGGTCGCGTACGTGGCCGTAATGAAAGCAATTTTATCTATGGTCGCTCATCTTAAATATTAATTATTTTACTCTAAAAGGATATCTATCTCGTATATTTTAGCTATTTTTTTGAATTATTATATAGTAATAACTTTAATAACATTCTAGCATAACCATAAAATAAAATGTTTCTAGAATATTTAACCAATATGTATGTATTACCACTAATCGCTACCATCATCGGTCTAGCTATTGTATATATCTATGACAAATTTGAAAAGAAACAATATACTAATGCCGTTTACTTTCGTGTTGGAGTATTAATTTATATATCTTGTCTAGCAACAATTTACATATCCAAACTACCTATCCTCCAATCTGGCGGTGGTAGCATTAATATATCTACAGATAATCCCCAAAGCTGTATGCCACAACCCAATGAAATCCGCTCTAGTTTTGAACAATTCAAAACCGGTGTTCCTACATTCTAGAATACTTTTCTAAAATACTTTTCCAATACTTTTCTAAAATACTTTTCCAATACTTTTTTCAATACTTTTTTCACATTTTATATTAGATTAATACCAACTACATCTGCCAGAATACAATGTCATCATTATTAGATTTAAACAACCGGATTAGCAAGTTATTCCGCAATCCTAATATCAATTTCTTCATCATAATGAATATTATCCTACTTATTACCTGCTATTCTTTTATTTCTACACCTATTAAAACAACTATAAGTATCCTTATTTCTAACCCAATTGTAATCCTGTTTTCTATAATCTGTATAGTAATAATAGGTTATTTTGATATTAATATTGCAGTATTACTTCTCATCCTATTCTTTCTAGCTTTATTTGCTATTCAAAACACTAATGAAATTGATGACGTAGCAAATATAGAACGTTTCACAAGTGAATCTACTAATAGCGAGGATGATGAACCTATATCTAGAATCAATAATAATTTGAAAATCAAAGCAGAAAATGATAAAAAAATAGATGAACGGGTAAATAGTATTAAAAATGTTGTATTAAGCACTATTAATAAATTCCGCAACAATAATGATAGTGATTATAAGAAAGCCATTCTAGAGAATAAGAAAATGATGTATACAGAAGAAAAAATTAATAACAAAGCTAGAAACACTGCCAACAAACGTGATAATTTTGATAATGTTAAAACATCATCTAATACACAAGGCAAAGCGAAATCTAACAAAGCGAAATCTAACAAAGCTGGAAAACAAAGCGAAGAATTCCAAACCATTCAACCACGCACATTTGACCCTTCTAACGAAGAAGACACCAATTTACTTATCACTAAGGAAATCTTACAAGATATGACAAATCGCATAGAATACAATTATGAAAATAATAAATACCTCAAAAAATACATTAAACACCGCGTCGAAGAAATCGTGGATTTAAATAAACTTATTGAGGATGAATAAATAGTACATACTAATTACTATAATATTACCACATAATTGATTATTTAATATGTGTAATTATTGTGGCGCTATTATAAAATGTATAATATGGGTATATTTATTTAATTTATAAATTCATTATATTTTATAGATGGTTTTTGAGACATTCTAATATTTCAATACAATTAAATAATTTTATCAAACAAACAATATGTTGACGTTATAAAATATAGACGATATTTCGCTCCCCCCTCCTGGTGCGTGGCGTTTTTTGTACAAAAATATGATAAAAAAAAATGCATATAGAGTTATTAATTTATGAGTTTGTGCGCTTTGCGTATAATATATTTGTATTTATGATAACGCCAACGCAAATATAGACGCTCATATTTATATTTCAGCAAACGCCAAAAGTTTGTATATTTTATTGTTTATGCGCCAAGTATGTATACTAACTTTAAGGAATAACATGTAAATTATATTAAACTATGTTATATTACCATTGTTTAATATAATTTGTAAATTTTCGTAAAAATTTGTAATTTAAAATATTTACAATATTTAATAATAGTAATTATAATTCAAATATGTCAGAATATATTTGTAATGTATGCAAATTTGATTTTAAGTATAAATCACATTTCGCACGTCATCAAGCATGTAAGTCTAAATGTAAGACAACATCAATCGATACTAATATAGTAAATAATAATAAAGTAAATATAATAGATGATAAGAATAATTTAAATAATTTAACAGAAAAAGAAAAAATTATTATTAAAAATATTTTCAATGATATAGATATAATTAATAATAATAAATTAGAATTAATATATACATTACTCAAAGATGAATTTGATAAACGAATAGAAAATATTAATAATAGTAATCAATTTAGGTGTCTTAATTGTAATAAAACATTTGCTCATAAAAGAAGCCTACATAAACACAGTAAATTAGGAAGATGTAAAAATACAAATATTGATATAAGCAATAATAATAGTAATAACAAAACAATTGATGATAATACAATTAATACTATATCCAATAATAGAAATGGAATTACATTTAATGACCTCATTAATAATAACACTATAAATAATACAATTAACAAAACAGTAATTAATACTCAGAATATAGATAATTCTAGAAATATAATTGCTAATTTTTATATTAATGCATTTGGATGTGAAAGCCTAGAACATATAAGTATAAAAGATTTTAAAAATATTTTCAATGACATTAGAAATATAGTAAATAGATTATGTTATCACGTTTATAAAAAACATATTCCAAATATAAATTTCTTCAAAGATAATTTAAATAAAAAGATTGTATTATTTTTGAATAAAAATATGGAAATAACTAGAATTTCGGAAAAGGAATTTGTAGTAAGTCTTAAATATCTATTACAAGATATATGTATTGAATTATTCCATATGTTTAAAGATAAACTAACTGAAAAGGAACTTTTGAAATATATGAAAAATTTAATATCACATCAAAATTTAGTAGATGCAAATTATGGCAAAAATATTGTTTCTCAAGAAGCAAATGATGCAATTATTAATTTGCTCGATGATGCATTTAGAAATAAAGACATAAAAATAGCAATTAATGCTGTTATGCAAAATATGAGTAAAAATCAACATATTAAAAATTTACAATTAGAAATTAATAAATCAAGAGCTAAAAATAAAAATACAATTACTAAGGAATATATAAATCCTGATAATAGTAATTCAGGAAATAAACATTTAAACACATTAAAAGTAAAAGCAGAAGAAGAAATAGAAGCTGATGAAGAAATTACCGCACAACGTAATAAGAAAAAACTTTTAGAAAAAATTAACTTTGACAATACATTTGACTAAATAAAACTATTTATATTTTTCATTTTTCTATAACTATATTCTAGCATAGTGCAAAAAAGTAATTTATACTTGCTATAAAATATTTTACATCTGCCAGAATAAATTCTAAAATATCTATAGTAAATAGTGTTATATAATGCCAACTAAACACACAAACACCCTATGCAAACAAGCCCAACAATCTATAACACAATCCACTTCACCTGAAACATTATCCACCTATAGAAAATATCTAACCACATTAACCAAAGAATTTACTAACAATAATAAACCTATTCTAGACAAACTATTTTCTATTAAACAAACACCAACTAACCATTATGATCTAGAAATAAAACATTCAATAAACACGTTAAGTTCCAATACCACTTTAAAAATACCACCATTTATTGACATTTTCAAATACCTTATAACACAACCTATAATATCTAACTATTTTACTACACCAGAATTACATACCCTCCAGAATATACTCACATCCCCATTCAATCATACCATATATACACAACTACATAACCATAGTAATCTGGGTAATAAACTGGTTGAAGCATATTACAATGAATTTAATTCACTAAATCTAGAAAGTAAATACCCATCTACATCTTTTCATCAATTACTTATAAATGGTTTTACTAGCTTTAAAATATTAGAAGATATTGAAAAAAATATCAATAGCGTTTCAATAGGTTCTCTAGAATACAAAGGTAAATATTACAACGATATATTATATATTTTCCATAATAGTCGGGAACATACAACTACTAGAATAAACCAATTATCTAATCAAGTAATACAAAGATTACTATTTTTTAATGAATTTCTACAAACAAATAAACTACCACAAAAATTTATAATATTTCTTACTAAGCAAGAAAAAGAAATTGATGATACCCTAGAACATCACCAACATTTTAGAACAATCAACATCAATACCGCAGTTACCAACGGACTGGATATAATAATATATAGGGAACAGGAATTATTAAAAAGTGTATTTCACGAACTTATTCATTTCCATGAATTGGATTTCCGCACATTTCCAAATACCCATGTAGAGAATACTATTCTAGCATATATTAAAAAAACACATAATATAGCAGATAATAATGAATACTTATTATATGAATGTATTACTGAAACATTAGCCAATATATTAAATAATATTTATTCTAGAGGTACTAAAAATATTTACACATTCCAGAATAATCTCATTGATGAAATAATATTTAGTACATTCCAGGTAAGCAAGATATTACAAATATGCAAATATACCAGTTGGGAAGAATTTACCCTCCTAGAAACACATAAACCCAACTCCAAAAAAAACTTTAAACAAGATAGCTGCGTCTTTTCCTATTACATACTCAAATTATACCTACTATTAAATCTAAATGAATACTGGCGCGATATTCTAGACAACCATTTAAAATTTAATTCTACTCCTGAACACTTTAATAAACTAATTGCATTATTTGAACAAGGTCGCACTAATACTACATTAGCTAGATTTCTCAACTCACTACTACTAAATAATTCTAGCAAAACTAAATATTCTAAATATTCTAAAAAAACAACAAAAAATAAAATTAATAAAACGTTGAGAATGACTTGCCTAGAATGATATCTTTAATTTTTTTCCATAATCATAATAGTATCATTGCTAGAATTCATTAATTTATAAGTCTTTCGTGTAATGTTTTCGGTGCTGGTAAATTCATCAACTGACATAATTAATCGATTAGGCACTGTTATACCCAGTGTTTTAAGTAGTTGCTGTAATGATTGAATATCACTTGGTTGGTTAGAATTAATAGTCTGGTCAAACAAATCTATTTTAATAACATTCTTATATTGCAAATAAAAATTAATATTTATAACCCGATATATTATTTGAGCATTAGTATTATTATCAACTATAGTTAATAATACTTTTTTAGATGATTTTGTTAATGTATTATTTGATGCATCTGCATCCTCATTGCTCAAATCATAATTTAACATAATTGTTAAATTATTAAATGCCATAAATTGACCTTTAATTGGTGTATAAGCACCAAAGAATACAGTTTCAATATAAGGGTCAATATTATAAAGTTCTAGGTCAGATATAAAATGTTCTATAGGTGTAGAAATTGATATCGGTGAGGGTGTAGGTATATTACTAAATACACTTTTGCTAAATCCATATTTAGATTCATAGTAATTATTAACATTTTCTAAAACTTGATCTGGTGTTGGATTTATTGCCTCACCTAATGTCATATTATTACGAAAACTTACTTGTTCTTTACCTAATAAATATGGATTCATTGCAATTTCAACATTATTTAATATATCACTCCTTTCTGATAAGCGTTTATTTAATACCGATGTCATATCCGTATTTACCTTATCTAGAATATTCGCATTTGTATTAAATTTATCCAATAATTTTTGCATACAATTCATATAAGCATCACTTTTAGTACTAACTGGACATATTTCTGATAATGTCTTAACATTTCCATATTTGTTATTAATATCTAGATTACGATTATAATAATCAGTATATGCACTAGTACAATTATTATATCCTAGAGAACGCACTGCTACATTGTCATCATAAACATTCTGGCATCCAGGAATATCTATAATCTTGTCTTTTGATTGTTCTGTAGTTATGTAATCAACTAAATTTTGGGCTGTTGCATTTGGTGATAATTGTGGTAGCGGTTGGTTAATATTATCAAAACGATTAGTGGTGTTTGCAATTTTAGATAGTCGATAAATACAATAAAATGTAAATATAACTAATATCACTATCCAGATTAAAATTAAATACTTAGTTTGCAACATTATTCTAGCAGTATCTATTTTGTTTATCTATTATGTTTATCTATTATGTTTATCTATTATTTAATATAGATATTTTATAAATCAAGTGTTGCCAGAATAACATTACTAAAACACACAATACTAAAAAAATAAAAACTAAAAAAATACTAATTAAGATTTACCACCTCTACCATCTCTACCATCTCTACCACCTTTACCATCTTTGCCACCTTTACCATCTTTACCATCTTTACCATCTTTACCATCTTTCTTATCCCTTAGGAAATTAACACAAGGTGTTAGCTTTGGATCTGACCTACTAGCACCATCAAAATCATACATTGCTTCTTTGAGTATATTATATTTATCACTATTCCCCATACCAACTATATCTGCTAAGGCAGATAACATTCGACAAGCTTTCTTCTGGTCATCTGGATTATTTATTACTAAATTGTCTTTCATTAATTTAATTATTTCTTTTAGATTATCAATATTATTAATTTTACTAAATCTATCCATATCTTTAATAATCTTATTTTTAACCTTATAAACATCATTTGATTCACTCAACATATCAATAAATATCTTGTAAATTGTATCTTTATCTGCACCTGCATGTTCCTCATACATCTTATTAAGCAGCGGATCATCCTTACGCATTTTTTGTAATTCAGCAGTTAATGACAACTTCTGCTGCTTATCAAAATCTTTATCAGCCTGTTCAACAATCCAGCTAATAGGACCCAACCTAATACTAGTATCAGCCTTAACCGATATACCCACAATTTTAGGCTCAATATATTTCAATTCTAATAGTGTTTGGGTCATCTTTTGCAATTTATCTGCTAAATTCTTAATGGCAACGCTACCTTCCACCAATGACGTTAATGCACCATAAATTTTTGTATATTCGGTTTTTAATGCACTAAATTGCACTGGATAATCCTTTAATAAATTAACCCGATGCAATACGTGTTGTATTAAATTAGCATCATAATCTTTCATTGTTGTAGGTTTTGATGCATCCGAATCTTTTGAATTAGTATTTGATTTTGGTGGACTACCAGAGGGTGATGAAGCTCCTGTTCCAGAACTAGGTGATGGCGATGGTAGAGTAGTACCAGTACTAGTTATTAGAATAGGATTTGTAGGAGCTGGTGGGCTTTTTTTATCTTTATACTTATCTAAGATTTCAGCTTCTGCAACTGGTCCGCGTTTACCTCCTTCAATAAGTATTTTTGCCTCTTCCGTAGCTTTAAGTGCCTCGGCTGCGCTATAACTTCTAGAGATAACTTCATCATAAATATTTAATAATGGTTGTAAATCTAATCCAGTATATTTACCTATTACGCTTTTGTAGTGTTTAATTTCATATGAATTTAAAGAATCATAGCCATCAATCTTATTTTTAAGTTCATTGATAACAGTTTCTATTTCTTTTTGGTTTGCAGCTTCAATAATTATAGTACCATTTTCTTTTTTCTGACTCTTTAAACCATCTAGAATCTGCTTTAGGAAATCAGTATATTCATCTTGCCATTGAAAACTAGGATTAATATCCAATGTATCCAAACATTCCTCTACAGTTTTTATATATTCATCAATTTTAGATGCATTAACTGTACGTAATGGTGATGATGGTGATGATGATGATGATGGTTGTGTTCCACTTGTAGATGCACCAAATGTTGTTTTAGGTAAATAATAAGTTGTATCTTTTTCCTTAATATTATTAAATAATGTAGTTAGATAATTATTAAAAACATTTGGTGTACCTTCATATATACTAGAGTCATTGTTTGTGTCTATATTAGCATCCCATTCTAATACACCAAAAAAATCACCATTTTTTGTAGATTTACCATTTAATAATTTATCATGTAGGTCATCTACTACACGTCGAACAATGTCTTTAACATATGAATATTTTTTAATAGCTAATATGTCTATGCCGCCTGCGCCGCCTAATGATTTTTTATATAACACATCTAATGATTCAGTTGCCTTCCCAAATTCGTTTGTAATAATACTATCAATTGACTTAATTTTATTTTTTTCGAATTTATCTTCTATAAACAATATCATATCTCTATCCCAATTCCATTTATTTGGATCTGTATTATTTTCATTAGTATTTTCCAGCATATGTTCTATTGCTTTAAAATATCTTAAACTATCTACAATTTCAGGACTTAATGGATGTGTTTCCGAAATTTTATTTAAATTAGTTTCTAAATTTAAGAAAAATAACCATACTTTAAAAAATATTGTAAATATTTTTTTAAAATTATCTAATGTATCAAAACATCCGTTACCCTTTTTTGCTATATCATCTAATAACTTCTTATAATCTTGAACAATAATATTAATTGGTATTTTTTTATAAAAATATTCATTTTTTAAACCGTATGACATTATTTTTTCGCATGGTTCTTTATGTTGTTTAGGTTGATATGGGTTTTTATACTTACCAGACTTACCAGCACCACCTTTTTGCACTTCTTTAGGCATACTTTTTTCTGGACTAAATACTCCTTTATAAGATTTCAATCTTTCATGCAAATAATTAAATTCTACTGTTAATTCATTATAATCTATCATTATGCGTGCTGCGGGTGTTTGTTTATAAAATTCAGCTTTTAATAATCCTATTTCTTTCCCAGCTTTGCCAAACATATCAATTAAATAAATCATTTGATTTTCAAAACGTATCATTGCCTGTGCCTGGGGATCTTTCTTAAAACCTTCCGGAAAAACAGTATTCAAATTTTTAACACATATTTCTGCAGACTTTTTAATATCACCCATTTTCTTAATAATATCAGCACACATTTTAGCAATGACAAATATATCTTCTGCTAATTTTCTATATTTTGCTACCCAATCACATAATAATCCAGTAGTTGCACTACATTTAATACCAATCATATCCTTATCAAGCTTTCCAGGTGTAATTTTCTTTTTAGCTTTATATGAACCGAATTGGTCTTTATAATATTCCGCAGTTCGTAATAAATCTGCAACTTCTTGTTCTTTTTTACGTCTTTCCTCAATATTGGCATCAGTTAATTCTAGAATTTTCATATAAATATCCTTATGTTTTTCAAACTTTTTTACTTTACTTTTATGTCTACCACCTATACCAGATTGGTCCTTCGCGCCTATTGTTAAATCATAAGACCGTTTAAGTTCCTTGACTTCTTGATAAAATTTACTATTCTCTGAATATTTTTTAGTAATTTCTCTAAATTTTTCAGCTTTAACCTCAAAAGATTCCATTAGACGACTAAATTCTGGATAATCTTTACCAATTTCTTTATCTAATTGTCCAATTCTTCCAGCTATTGTTGTTATATGGTTATTAATAGTTATAAGACTATCTTCTACCGCAATTTTAGTAGCTTCTTTATTTTTAGGGGCTTCGGCTTCATCAGTTTTATAGATTTCATATATTACTTTTGCACGATATTGGGTTATATATTGCGTTTGCAAATCCGCTTTTTCCTTAGCACGTTCTTCAAATTCTTTTGACTGAATTCTATAGGATTCAATATCCTTTTCCATACTCTTATCAAAAGCGTTTAATTTTTTTATAATGTTTTCGAACTTATGCAATTTCCATTTTAATGCTATATAATCAAAGCCTAGAAACCCACCATCTTGCAATTTATGTGTAAATAGGTGCAACGCGCCTATCGGTTCTGCCCTACGAGCCGTCCTAATCCGATTAATAAGTCGTTTTGTTTTATTATTATTTACTAGAGTCTTATATTTTTTAGATACTCCAGAATACTTTTGAATATGTTGGCGATGTGTTAATCTATGTTTGTTGGATTTCTTCTTTATTTTATTTGTTATTGCCATATTATTCTAGCTATCTATTATTATAAATATATATTTTTGTTATCGCATTTATTACTTTTATTACTTTTATTATGCATTATCCTAAATATTCTAGAGAAACATAAAATTGATTTGTCAATCGATTATAATACAATAATAAATGATAAGTTAAATAATAATTTAAAACCCTAGTAGTTAATTTTAGTTATATTAATCAAAATGCATCACCAGAATAACTTTACTAAGAACCAAAATCAAAACTATACACAAAAACAATCACCGCAACAATCCCAGATTACTATATCTGGAAATACATTGTCTAAAATTTCATTCTGTGATAAACAATGTAGCAATATTAATGATAACAAAGTTAAAGCACAAATTATACAACATCTAGAATCCAAATATACTATTCAAGCAGTATCCCGTGATTACAACATAATTAATCCCAACACCCTACGTATTATATCTTTTCATCAACATATTATTACCCCATATTCTAATGGAAATCCATATTTATTATACCTTACTAAAATTGACGGTATTAATTGTTGTATCTACATTGATAAGAAATTGAAGGATGGATATACATTTCCTAAAATGCATTGTGTTAAATACAGATTTAATGATGATATATTTGAAAAAGATACTATTTTTAGCGGGGAATTAGTTAAAGATAATGAACGCAGATGGTTTTTCCTAATTGATAATATTCTACTTTATAAGGGAATGAATACTAGCGAGAAGAATATTATTTCTAAGTTTGAACTGATTCACAACATTATGAATAATGAATATCAACAAGATAAGTATTTGGAAATCTGTCCTCTACAAGTTAAAAAACTATTCCTTTATAAAGATGTTCGGAAAATGGTTAATGAATTCATACCCAATTTATCTTACACTTGTAAAGGTATCGTATTCTATACACTTAATAATAAGTGTTCTAATTTTGCATTCTTAATGCCACGCGATTCGCAATTTGAAGTTAAATCTCCACAGGAAATAAATGAGATCGTCCAGAATAAATATCCCAAACTCTGGGCGAAAAAACATAGTATCACTAAAGAAAACATTCCTGATGCAATTGATTATAACTCTAATTCCAATGTAAATTTTACAATGATTAATAATTACAATAGTATTAGTAATGGCAATGGCAATGTTAATGGCAATGGTAATGGCAATGGTAATGGCAATGGTAATGGCAATTGTAATGGCAATTGTAATGATAGTGGTAGTAATGGTGTTGATAGTATTCTGGAAGATGTAGTACTTGGCAAAGATAATGTAGTTTTTAAGGTATTGAAAACCGATATTCCAGATATTTATAATTTATACTGTATTGATGAAAATAGCAATTTAATGAAACATTCTATTGCATTAGTACCAAATATTAAAGTAAGTCATTATCTATATAATACTTTTAAAAGTAATCCCAATAATTTAGGAATGAAGATTGAATGTAAGTTTTCGAAAGTGTTTGAAAAATGGACACCTGTTCGATTTGTTAATAATGAACCCTATTCTAGAATAACAATTGAAAATCTTGAGGAAAAACTAAAAACTAATGAATAAAATATTTCTATCCAATCATAATCTAATCCCTGTATTCTTATAAATATTATCCGACTGTGCCTTATTCCAGTATAAAGTACCATAATATTTATCCCGTCCATTAGGTGAATATCTAACACGATATGGATGTGGAACCAATCTTACACCACCTATTTTTTTATCATCATTTATATAATATCTAGACAATATCGAATTTGCATAATTTGGATTAGTTAAATATCCAAAACGCATTTTACCATCATTATCTGGATCATTCTTTACCATAAAATATTCCTTTTCATTTTGCTTTTCATTTTGCTCATTATTATTCATTCTATTAGGTTGTCTACTTAAAATAATAATTAACAATACAATCAATACAATCACTATTATCATGGTTATCATTGTTATCATTGTTATATAATCCCATAATTTATTTAACATTCTAGCAAAAGGTTATTCTAGAATAGTATTAGATTTTTTATGTATGAGGGATATTACTGATGATGAATAATACCATTCTTTTCCACCACGAATAATTTTCTAGCATCTGGAATAGGATCTATACCTGTATTATCATCCCATACTGGACTAGAATGCACACCATCGTTAAATACCTGTATTACTAAATTAGCCATCCGCTCTGGACAACAATCCGCCCGACCATAAATCTCAATAGCAGCAATATTAACTACATTCGGAAAAGTATATTCCCACCAATCACCACCAGTACTCGCCTTACTATCCCAATTTGTATGAGCACAATAAGACCCATTTATATTCCAATCATTCCATCCCGGCATTTTAGACAACAAATTCTGACCAGCAATTGCCTGGTTTATATTACGTGAAGAATTTTCACTAACTATTTTTATTGCTTTCCCTGCAGTATGGCCTTGATATACACTACTAGATCTAGCATTCCGACTATCCATTGATAATATTGATCCAGAATCATTATATACAAATACACCAAATAAACTAATTGGTTGTTTCTTTTGAGATGATATCCGAATACGTTTTCCTTGAATATACATTGCTTTTGCACGGGCATTATCAACTATATCCATCTGCGTACCAAATGCAGAAATAAACGAAAATGTTGTATTATCCTGGATTTGAGTAGATGATAATGCAGAATATGTTTGATTAGACTTATAATTATTAAAATCTAAATCTATAGTGCTAAATTGTGGATCACCAGTAATTGGTTCCAATCCAATAAATAAATATTTATTATTCATAACATTCTTCAACTTCATAAAACGTTTATCTGTCTGCAATACAATATTCCATTGCTGACGTTCATCTCGACGAGATAATGTACGGGACTCTACTTTAGCACCATTTGCATTACTAACAACTTGCAATCCATTATCAAACTTATCAGTTGTAGCACTATAATCTAACACATTATAAATATTTACATCCTCACCACCATAATGAACTACATAAAAGCGACGACCTGTAGCCTTATGAACAATCATACCCTCCGGAACTAAATTCAAGAATGTAAAGATACTATATTGCGGATCGAGCTTATATGGATGACCATACCAACCAACACCTAAATCTGCAAACTCGGTTTCCGTATCTTTTGTTGCAGGAGGGGCAGGTGGTGCAATACATTTTTCTTTAATACGATACCATGGTTTATCTGACCAGCGGAAAAGATTATACCCATTATCACCATTTGCATCAGGCATATTCCAATTGTAATGATTTAATAGATTTATATTTACATTCTGACGCCATGCTGTAGTCGCATTTGCTTTACGATTATTATCTACTACACAATCCGTCGGAACACATTTAATTGGATGATTTGCAACACTATCATTGCCACCTGATGTTGCTGATTGAATTATATCACCCATTGCAACATAACCCTCTGGACACACTGGCGATGATGACACTATACGATTTCTACCACCAATCCAACGTTGTTCATAGGAAATTGGATCTTTTACATCACCTGAAACTAATATTGAACGGATAGCAGGACCAATACTATTAGTATTATATTTCAAATCTCCTACAATTGTTTCGCCAGATTTCACTAAATCCCAATATACCTCATCTCTATCACCTGCAGTAATAATATCACCTACCGGATAATATGTTTCACTACCTAATGAAACTGTTTTTGCACGCCACCAACTAGCATCCGGATCACCTTTAGTTTTATAATCATCAGTAATTTTCATATAATCATTACTTTGTATTACCTTCAAACGCGCTTGGGGTTTTATAGGTAATTTCGCACTTTCATAATTAGGATTTGAACGACAAATTTCCGCTTTTAATGGCCGAAAACTACGTGTAATACCCCAATAATAAATATCATATTTTCGAATCTCTGTAAATGGATTACTATCTGCCCAGGAATAATCTTCATCACCATATTCATCCATAAACCATGCTGGATTAGCATTATATATTAAATCAAACCAAACTTTCCAAATACTTTTCATATAATTAATTAAATCAATTACGGGTTTATTCTGGGTACTTAACATTGCAATAGTGGTGTTAAATTGTCGACTACCTGCTTGAGTTGCAATTTTGTTATTTAAATATGTATTGGGGAATTTCTGTGTTTCTAGATTAAGAATACTGTTTCCTGATTTTGCTTTATATAAATCATCTAGAAAACTATTTAATTGTTGCATAATAATTGCTTGTGATGATGTAATACCACAAGAACCCTCTATTCCTTGCTCTCCATCCTCACCTCCGGGACCACGAATACCAGTTGGTCCTTGCTTTTTTCTTATAGTAGACCAAAAATAACCTAATAAAAATACATTTGCTAAGGTCATCCATAAACAAGTATAGATTATCCAGGTAAATGATAATGTAGTTATTGCTGTTTGCCCTTCTGTTATATATAATCCAAATAATATGTAAAGACAAAAGGCAATCAGAAAGAAGAATATCCAGAATATACTCATTCTAGATAATCTTATTCTAGATAAACTAATCTAAGATAACTTAATCTAATATAAAATGAGAAAAAATAAATACAATTTTGCCTGCAATAAAAAAAAAGGTGCTGTACACTTCTTTGTACACGCACCTGAGACCTCTTGCCTCAGTTTGGGGGTGGCGTGATGATGATTTGTGGGATTTTAACCACTTCGTTGTTAGCGTTAGCCTTAGCCTTAGGAGGCGTCATCTTCTATCACACACAGAACTGCTTTCTAATGCTTTTAAAATAAATTCAATTTTAGTCTAAAAAACTGTTTTTTCCGTTTTTATTATTCCATTATAAATAATGTTTGGTCTGCATTATCAATTACTGTAGGTGAAACTAATGTAAAAATACCGTTATTGTATTTTAATATATTTCCTGTTTTTTGATGTTTTAAAGTACATTGATTTTTCATATTCCCTGTAAACAATATACTGAAATACTGACTATCTACCAATTCATCACATTGATTTAATGTAATTGTATTTTTTACATAATCCAAACATTTATTACCATTCTTCAATATATACGAATTACTTATCGCATTAGGAATAAGTTGCCCTTGCAATTGGAATATTGTCTTTTGATGTTTTAATACCGGCGCATTCTTCAAATTAAGATAGGCTATCACGGAATACTTACTATCCCGTTTTGGAGTTGGTATATAACCTTTACCAACACGATTACCCTCATCACTACTATCTGGACGACCATTATCCATACCTAGAACAAATGACGCATCATATTTTGCAGTATCTAAATAATAGAAATTACCATTAACATCCGATGCAGGAATAGTTGTACCCCATCCTATTACCGCACGAAACAAATTATACGCATTTGCACCATCCGCATTCTGATATCCACCATCATTAGGCTTAAAACCCAACAAATTAACATTTATATCCACCGGTGAACCATTACTTGACCACAATACATTGCGATTTACAGGTAATTTTACTGCCATATCAAATGGTACACAACGAATAGGTGCATTATCCCCGGTTTGTGGTGGTTCGGCAGTTGTAGTTATAATATCACCTAATGCAATGTAATTTACTGGTGCTATAGGTCGCCATATCCAGAAATAATTAGGCTGTTTATTCCCACTTGTAGTCCAACCATTATTTGTCCATAATAATTCATAATTTACTGGACCTTTAACATCACCTGATACTAGAATAGTTTCGCGAGCTGGACCATTCATTGATTGAGGTAAAGTTATACCACCTACATGCTTTTTACTAGTAGTCTGTTCTCCATCCCGTTTTGGACCAATTACAATATCACCTACTGGATAAAATACTGCTGATTTGTATGTAAATTGTTTCGGACGCCAGAAACTAGCACGATTAAATGCTTGGGAATTATCATCATTTGTAATATTATCATATAAATCAGTCTTTGCAACTTGAACAATAGCACCTGATGAATTAGGATTAGGTGTATCACCATTGGTACTAGTATAGCATTTTTCGGAGATTTGAGGACGATATTGTTTACCCATTCCCCAATAGAATACATCATATTTTTTCAATTCATCAAATGGATTATTACTAAGCCAATCGAATTGGTCTTCTGCACCTATTGTTTCGAAATAGAGCATACCACCTGCATCATAAAGCAATCCAATCCAGATTTTCCAGATATCTTTTAAGTAATTAATTAGGTTAATTGGTCCATTATAGGGAGCTAGTTGTTTGAATTCATCAGATGCACACATTTGTCTTATTTTACTTTTAATATAAATATTATTAATATTTACTCTAACACCTTGATTTTTTGCTTTTAATTCTTCTGTTAATAACTCAGTTAAAGCATTCTCACAAATACTATCCCTACAGGATGCATCACATTTACCAGCCTCTCCCTTATCTCCTTGATCGCCTTGTTTACCCGGTTGACCAGGAGGTCCTTTCTTATTCCGCATTGTTATATAATAATTCGCTACTAGAATAATATTAATGAAAGTAATAATTGTTATAATGTATAGAAACCAGAATAAAACATAGATTACAAATTCTTCAATACCTTTACTTACTTCCAATCCAACACCAATTGCTAGAATTATACCTATCGCAAATATCAAAAATATATATATCTTATCCATTCTAAAGTATTACTATTTACTACTATAATATAATATTATTTACATTCTAGATGAACAATTTTATTATCATCCCAGAATAACATATCATCCCAGAATAACATATCATCCCAGAATAACATATCTCATATATAACAAAATTACAAAAATTAACAAAAAACTTTATAGAATATTCTAAAATATTCTAAAATATCTTCAAAAAATCTTTATAAAATCTTTAAAAAATAAATAATTTTTAATATGTTTATTATAGTATAGCGAAATTCCTTATAAATTATAAGGTGAAATTCGCATTGTGAAATAATCATATTATTTTTTGATGCATACGGAAACTATGTAGAAATCATAACGGTGTTTTACCTATAGTATAGTTTTAGACATTTAATAAAGTTTTGTAAATCTTCAAATTTGCTGATACAAGTATAAGGGAAAATAATTTTATAGAGGTTTTATCAGGGCAGGTATCACTTTTACCAGGACAGAGATTTTAAAAATGTTTTTTATAGTTTTCAAACGCAATGTTATGTTTTATATATTTAATAGGGCTTTTATCAGGATGGGTATCACTTTTACCAGGATAATACTAAGTTTTATTCTAGCGTATGTAAAAAAATAAAAGTTATAAAATAATTTATTCTTCATTAAAAAATTCTTCAACAAGGTAATCTAGATTGCTATCTCTGTCTTCAATTGGTTCTGTTTCTTTATTATGATTATCATCTATAAACTTTACTGCTTCTAATAATTTTAGCATTTGTAGTTTAGGAGCTTCTACAAGTTTTTCTGTTAATTCTTTAACTAATCTGTTATCATCATTAATAGGATTATTTTTGTAATCTTCTTCTATTTTTTTAATCTCATCTCTATTACGTTGTTGAAGAATTTTACAATAAGCTATCATATTACCTAATGATATTCCATGTTCCTTAAAATATGTTATTTCATCTTGGTTCATTTCCTTAAAGAATTTATATCGTGGTGTTGTCTCTATATGATGTAATGCTAGATTGTTGTAATGCGCAGTACTATCTGCATCCTTACTTGTTTCCTCGTCTTTACTCCATACTGTACTTCTTAAGAATTCATCAGTAATAGTTTGATTTGCCTTGTCTGCATTAAAACGGTCTATATTATCTAGAATAGCTTTTAATTGTTCTTGAACATCTTTTTTAAAGTTTTCATCACTTCTTAGTTTGCTAGTAAAATTTTTAAAATGTTCCTTACTGACTGAATCTTGAAAACACGTTTCTACTATACCTTCAATTGCCAATTGATTACTTTTATTTTTTATCATATCACGATTAGCACTTATGTTAGTAAGCAATAATAATTGTTCTATAAAAGATAATTTTTTTTTACAAGACATAAACATCCGTTCCATAATAGTTATACCATTTTCTATTAATAAATCCATAAATGATTTCATCTTTTTAATCTGTACTGTCATATTATTAGTTAGAATCGCTACATTATCCTTATTTAGATTACTTTTGAAAAAACAACGATTTTCTGGAATAGTATATACTCTATCTATTGCCATTTCAACACCATTATAACTCTTCAACATTTTTAACTTATCATTATCTGGAATAGAACTAATATCCTCATAGCCAAATGGATTTATTACAGTTGGTAAGTTAATAGTATTCTGGGTACTGATATTATTTTGAGTGTTAGCTATTACTGTGTTATTACTATTATTACTATTAAGCATAGCATTAAAAGATGTATCAGGTTTTGTTATTTTATTATTTTGTTTATTAGTTGAAATATTATCTATTGGTTTATTAGTAATTATTGAATATCTATAATCATTTATTATATTTCTATAATCATTTATTATATTAACTAAAAAATTAGGTATATCATTAGATGATACTAATGATAGGTCTTTGTTAGTAGTATTATCACTTTGTATTAATACTTTACAAACTGAATAATGACGTTCTAAGCTATATTTTGATGCACATATACGTTTACAATAATTACATTCAAAATCAACACTATTTAAAGTATTACTTATATTACTTATATTATAATTAATTTTATTTGATTCTATATCTGGATTATGTTCTAATATTTTTAATTTGCATTTTCTTTTGCCATTTTTATGACGTTCTAATAAACAAGGATATTCAAAATGTTTGCCACAAATATTACAAGTTTTGTTATCATTTATATCTGACATTATAAAATATATTAACTTATTATATAAATAGATATTTTAAATAACTAATTTTACGTATTTGACAAATTTATTGACATATTAATAATATTATAAATATATTAACTAAATATGAATGTACTTTATATAATAATTAGGTGTCTTGACTAGTTTATTACAATTCTACAAAATATATTGTGCATAATTAAGTGGTAGCATATATGGGTTTTGACAAGTTTTTCACAATATATTTAATAGTTTATAAATAATATGGGTGTATAATTTAATATGTATTAGTTTATTTCGACAAATTCATAAATTGTGACGCAAACATGTAGAGGGGGAGGAGAGACCTCATTCAAAACCAAAAATTCTGAAACACCTTACTATTGTTCATCACATATTATAATTGGGTTGAAATATACAATAAATGTACGTAAATAGAAAAATATATAGAGAAATACTATATAAAACATAACTATTTTTTAACCTGTATTTTATCTTATGATTTCTCTATAATCTCTATCATTTCTAATATTTTTGATATTTCAATAAAAGTAATATGGAAATTACTTATATGAATATATATGAAAATGAAAACTTTTAAGAAATTAGTGTAATGTATAAAAATCTAATTAGTAATTAGTTTTTAGAAGAATTTAATATTTTAAAAACATATCATATTTTTATCTATACATTTTATATATAATTATACTATTATTACATTATTTATTAACTTTTTTCTAATTTAGTAAAAGTAATATGAAAATCACTTATATGATTATATGTAAAAATGAAAAGTTTTTATAAATTACAGAATGGTTCAAAATGTAATAATTAATTATTTTTAGAAGAATTTTATATTTACAAAAACATGTATTAATTTTCATATATACTTATAATCAATATTATTCAATACTTATATTATATCCTTTATTTTTGATATTTTTAGAAATATAAATGTAAATGTATTATGTGTATCTATAGTAATTTATATAATTTTTTTAAAATAAAACTAATAAAAAAATGATAGTAAATATGCTTGTGTTCTAACATAAAATTAGTTTAATGTTTTTCTACTTTTTGAAAGGATTTGTATCATGATATGTATCACTTTTTGCCAGGATAATTAAAGGTATTATTCTAGCTTATGTAAAAAAATAAAAGTTAAAAATAATTTAGTATAGCTGTATAGTATCCACTTTCATAGATGATAAGTTTTGAATACAATTAACTAAACCACTCAATAATTTATCATCAGAAATATCATTAACTTTATCAAGTAGTTTATTAATTGTTGATAATATTGTATAATTATTAGTAGTAGAAGAATTTATAGTAATATTGCTAGTATCTATTAAATTATTTTTATGTTCTTGAATAGATTCTTTTTCTTTTCTACTTTTGCATATTTTTAAATGACTAATCAATGTATATTTTGTGGCATATGTATTATTACAATAATCACAAATATTTGTATCAATATTAACTTTGGGCTTACATGGGTACTTATTATTAATATGCCTTTCCAAATGACATGGAAAATCAAATATCATACCACATCTGCGACATAATCTATCTGATATTTTTTTATTATTATTACTACCAACTTCAACAATACTACTAACACTACTGGCACTACTAACACTACTGGCACTACTAACACTACTAACACTACTAACACTACTGGCACTACTAACACTACTGGCACTACTAACACTACTGGCACTACTAAAACTACTATTGTTTGAATTACTTACATAATTAGGATCATTAGCTACAATTGTGTCAACTAAATTATTAGCATCGCGGTCTTTTGGCAGAATATATTCATCATTTTCATTATATCTATAAATTTTAATTGGTTCTTGTATAATTTTTATATCATTACCTATAGACATAATATACTTAGTAATATCAGTCATCATTAATTGTTTATCACCTTCAAAATATTCCTCGCCATAAAATTTGCGTTGTGTATATTTAGAACAAAATAACTTAATTAGTTCTTGTTCGTGTTTTTTTGAATCTGTACATTGCACTACTAAATATGCAATTGATGCATTTGGATACTGATTTATTCTAGCATATATATTATTACTTCTACCAATTTTATATACATTAGTATTATTTACTATACATTCTCGAATATGTATTAAATACAATCCTTCAAAATTTAAATTCATTTTAACTACTTCCAAATTTACTACACTATCAATACTATTATTTATCTCTGTCATTTTAATGAAGTTATTAACTATTTTAATGAGATATGCTTTATATTTTTTTAATTTAATTTTTAAATAATAAAATAAGCTTTTGGAAAGTGTTATTCTAGAATAAGATAGTTTAATGAGGTTAAAAATCTGTTGGATCCATACATTGATTACTATCTTGGAGACATACCTTTAGTTTGTTTTCGAAATCTTTTTGCGACATTGTAGTACTATATGCAATCTTTTCTAACATATTAACTTGTGCATTTATTGGCATGGCTTCATCTAATGTATCTTGGTCTTTACAGGTTGTTAAATTAGGTTTATCTAAACAACTTTGTGGGATATTATACATTGAATTTGCAGTGTCTAGAATAATTTGACGGGCATTATTAATACCGCATTTTTCAGTAAAGGAACATTTTCCAGGTGCCCCCTTAGCCCCTTTTACTCCCTTAGAACCTTGAGGACCAGGAATACCTGGGTCATTACGTAATTGAATATAATATACTACACTAAGATAGATGTTCAAAACACTAAGGAATAATAACATCAAAATCATATAGTAGGCAATTTTGTATTTAGTTTCTGGTATCATAAAACCAATTGAAATGAATATCACCGCAAATATAAGAATTATTAAAAAAGTACTTAGTTCCATTCTAGAAGATATTGTTTTTGACTACTAGTTTATTATAATTAAATGATATTTATTCTATCATAAAAAATATAAAAAATTTATGAAATATGGAAAATGGAAAATGGAATATGGAATATGGAAAACTAAATAAATTTACATAAATAACTGATTCTGGAGACCACAGTAATCATCCTTGCAAACTGCTAATTTGCAATTATGACATAATGACATAGTATCAGCAGATAAATCAATTGATTCATTACTTTGTTGGTCTAATGGTTTATCTAGATTACCACGAGGCGCATTAACAAATAATATAGGGTCATATCTAGTAGCTGGGTTTAGTTGCATTGGCATACCGAAATCTTCACGAAAGTTCTTCGAACTTGAGGCTAGATTTTGGGGCATACCGAAATCTTCACGAAAGTTCTTTGAACTTGAGGCTAGATTTTGGGGCATGGGCATACTAAAATCTTCACGAACTACTAAATTTGCATTATCTAGATTAACTCCTTTTTCCATAATATTAAAATTATGTTTAACATTATGAAATAATTGAGGGCTTTGGAAACAACTGCGTGCCCCACTACCTTCATTTAAACAATCCCGAGCATCTATTTGGTCAGCAGTAAGTTGTGGATAAAATCCAGCAGAATATGTTTGCAATTTAAGGTCATTAGTTGAAAGTTTAGTGCCATCTTGTTCTAGCATCTTGTCTGCGTGGGTTTTGAAATCGTGATAATTTATCATCTTCGCTGGATTAGCAGTTGCATAATAAATATAATTCAATCTGGAAAGCAATTCACTAGGTGGTAAACCATCAAATGGCGGTTTATCCATTTCAAAGGTGTTTGCAAACTTAGTATTGGTATTATTATCTTGTCCTTGAATAGTAATTGGTGTAGTTGTGCTTCCAACAGTAGCATTTAGGGTGGTAGTGGGAGTAGCAGTGGAAAGAACAGGTTGTGGGTGTTTGAATATGGAATAATTGGAATTTTCCAAATCTTTCTGGGTTGCAAATCTGTTTCCTTCTTCGGGTTTTCTAATATGATAATCTGGAATAGTATTGTTTCCAGGTAATGATAAAAGATTACCATCTGCAGAAATAGTTAGTCCGGTTGGTAAAGATAGATTATCGGGATTAGTAGATAGTATTCTAGAGACTAGATTTTGGATAGATAGTGATAAATTTTTGCTATTTTGAGTAGATGTATTACTGAGTGATTTATAATTATGATATAATTCAATACTTATGAAAATAATAGTACATATTATAGCAATCCAGAAATATGATTTGATTTTTAGGAATAGTGAAATTCCAATTCCAATTACGCACGATATTATAAGAAATAATAATGTTAGGAAATAATCCATTTTTTCAATATTTATCTTATCTAATTAGGTTATGTATAATAGCTTATCTAACTATTTTATATAGCGATAATAAATTGATATAATTCATTTATAATTACTATACAATTTATATTTTAGTATATTTTAGTATTTTTGGCAGAATATTATGAAAAATTGAATTCTAGAATATCAAATGAATATAATTACACTCTAGAATTTAGAATAATAATGACACAACACATTCTTCCTCAATGGATGTTTTGTAGTGAGTATAATTTTAGTAATATTGCAAATTATCAAGAACGGGCAATGTATAAATTCAAAGAAATTTATAGTAGTAACAAAATTACTATTGGTGATGATAACGTGGTTAAAATTATTGGTGAATTACAGAGTTTTAATGATCAAGAACGTCAAATGATTAAATTACTCATCCAAAATTATAGAAAATTATCTCTTAATATTCTATCACATGATAGATTATTATTATTTCTTAATAATCCATCAATTGATACTGATGAAATTATTACAACACTATTTAAGCTATATGAAGAATCGAAAGAATATATTACTCATTTGTATATACAGTTTGACGAGTATTTATATAGTTCTATTAATCTTAATAATCTATATGTAGGTTTGGAATTTCTTTCGATTACTCCTAATAATTATATGCAGGAGACTAAGACTTTGGATTTTAATACCTTTGAAAACTATCCACCAGCTTTGAAAACGTTAATTATTAAATATCCAGGTAAATATAATATTTGTCCAGAAAAGTTTAATTATGGTTTGGAAACATTAGTGCTAGAAAATGTTAAATATATTCCTCAATTTTGTAATTTGCCACCAACAGTTAAGAATTTGTTTATTAAATTCTATCAAGAATTAGATTCACAAAGAAACTTTAGAAACATTAAATGTAATGATAGAGATTTTGTGAATGATTTTGCAAATGTTCCAAATAGTCTCGAAAATCTAGTGTATTATGTAGAAGGTAATATTACCAATATTGATTTTACTATCTTGCCAAAAACAATGAAAACAATTGATATTAGATGTATAGGTATAGAAGATAATATTAAGAAAAATTACGAAAAAATGGAAGAAGAATTAAAGCAACATGCACCAGAATGTTTGCTTAACTATTATTATAAAAAGTATTATTAAGAATTTTGTTTATTTCTTTTCATTTTCTACTTTTTTTAATTTTGCAAGTGCATGTTGAATATACATCAAAATATTTATTTTTTATAAAAAAATAATAATATTAGGAAATAATTCATTTTTAAATATTTAGTATATTTTAGTATATTTGGTAGAATATTATAAAAAAATTGAATTCTAGAATATCCAATGAATACAATTACACTCTAGAATCTAGAATCTTGAATAAGAATGGCCGTGCGCGCCCGACGTAATCCTCCCCGTAGTGAACATAAATTTAGTAATATTACAGATTATCGCGAACAGAAAATGTATAATGTGGAAGATATTAATATTTATGATTCCAAGATAACAATTAGCAAAGATAATGTGGTTAATATTATCTGTGAATTACAGAGTTTAAATGACCAAGAGCATCAATTGATTAAATCACTTATCCAAACTTATAGAAAACTAAGTCTTCATAATATGAATGATGACCTAATAAATGAAGATGATGGTGCATTTGCATTGATTACTTTATTTAAGCTATATGAAGAATCAAAAGAATATATCACTCATTTGTATCTAAATTTTGATGATGTTATATATGGTTCTCTTAATCTTAATAATCTAGATGTAGGTTTGGAATTGCTTTCGATTACTGCTGATGATCGGGGTAATACATTGGGTTTGAAAGGATTTGAAAACTATCCACCAGCTTTGAAAACATTAATAATTAATTATCCTGGCAAATATAATATTTGTCCAGAAAAGTTTAATTATGGTTTGGAAACACTAGTTCTAGAAAATGTTAAAGATATTCCTCAATTATGTAATTTACCACCAACAGTTAAGAATTTGGTTATTGAATTCCATCAAGAATCAGATTCACAAGGAGACATTAATTTTAACAATCGCGATTTTAGGAATGATTTTGCAAATGTTCCAAATAGTCTAGAAAATCTTGTTTATTATGTACAAGGTTATATTACCAATATTGATTTTACTATCTTGCCAAAAACAATGAAAACAATTGATATTAATTGTAGAGGTATAGATAATGCAGATAATATTAAGAAAAATTATAAAAAAATGGAAGAAGAACTAAAGCAACATGCACCAGAATGTTTGCTTGTATACATTTACCGAATTACATACTAATCTAACAAATCTAACAAATCTAACAAATCTAACTAATCTAACTAATCTATTTCTACTTTTTTTAATCTGGCAAGGGCGCCTTGAATATCCATCAAACTAGGTACTTTCATTCCATTGGGATTAGCATTATTAGATGCTAATTTAGCTAACATTTTTTCCTTAGGGTCAATTTTTTTAAGCTTAAATCCACCAGATGCAATAGCACTTAATAACCCAGCTCGTGCTTGATTATTACTACTATCCATCCCATGTATCCTGGGTATCCCTGCCATCCCAGGTAAGGGGGGGGGTGGTGGTACACCATTCATCCCGGATATCCCAGGTAATGGGGGTGGAGGTGGTATACCATTTCCTGTAGAAATTGTAGGTTTGCTATAGGCTCCTAGGTGTGGATTGCTAATATAATGTAATACGGTAATGTAGGGAGCGGTTTCGGGATAATCAATTACTCGGGAATCAGCGCCAGTTAGTGTCATTTTTTGTTTAATAGCGTCTTTAGGAATACCCATTTTAAGCATTTTAAAGTAAATAGAGTATTCTGGAACTTGTCCGAGTAGAATAGACATTTTCTCATCTTTATGAAATTTATTGACAATTTCAAATGTTTTAATACTTTTGTTATCAGCGTCTTGACCTAGGAAATCAAGTGGGTCTAGAATGTGGGAATTCATTACCCTGGAGGCATACATAAATAAATTCAATCCCCATTTACCTTTCTTCACCCAAACATTTTTTATCCAAATGATAGATATTGCATAGGTAGGAACAGGTATTTCCCAATTAAATAGGATTTTATTGCGTTTTCCCTCATCAGCTAATATACATTTACTAATATTTATGTTTATTGGTACTAATAGTTTGGTGGATGTGTTGTTGTATCCGTTTTTAATAACGCTACTAATGCTTTCTTTGGTTATTCCTAAGGTAGTGCGACGTTTAATAAGTTTGAAAATATGTTCTTCTAGATTAAGAAACCATTTTTTGAATTCTAGAACATCTTTATCATTTTCTTCGTTATTAAAACTGAGTTCTAAAAATGGTTTATCATTGAAATAAATCATACTATTAGGGATATACATCAATGGTGTTTGAATTATAAATTTTGTTTTTTCTTCTACTGCATCCTGGCGTTTTGCTTCGTTTTCTGTTGTTTTGGTGGTATTTATATCTGGTGTTTCCATATAATATATATTGGTAAGATGGTAGTTATCCCCATATTTAAAAGTTTTACCTATTTTAATATTTTTAGTATCTACTGCAGATATATCCCGAATTTCATATGTATTAGCCATTCTATTCTAGAAGGATTTATTTTTTACCAAAAGCAAATATTTTTTAATTGCTAGAATATATTTAATTTATTTTAGCAGTGTTTATGTTAAATTATTCAATTTCTAAAATCAAAAGTAAAACAAAGAAATAAATTAACTTATTTTTTGCAAATATTCAATAAACTAAGAATAATAAAATCTAATGACGAATATTATTTTTACGAGTGCGACGTGATTTAGATTTGCGATGTCCACCTTTTTGGCTATCAATCTCAATCTTAATTTTGGGTATGTTATTAAGAGCATCGAATAACATACGTACAGTAGTAGAAATATTTTCAGCGTCTTTAATATTTGCTTTTTCTAAAGCTTTGCTAGGATGTGAGATTACAGCTAGATGTTCAATAATTTGTGGGCGTTCAGCCTTTAGGTGATTTACAGATTCAATAACGTATTCTAAATTTTCCATTATATAAATTTACTTAATCTCTAAACGATTTTTTTGTCCTACCGGTAGGACGGTAATCTATACTTTTTATGATAATTTACCTATACTCTAAATTTACAATCTTTTAGAGATTAATATTAATTTACTTAATATTAATTTTGAAAATATTTTTGAAAATATATATAAATTGTAATATCTAATAAAAATTGAAATATAATATCACTATACTAACATAATAACACTAAGTATAAATTAATATAAATCAATATAAAACATTCTAGCGTATCTAGAATATCCAGTAAGAATATTTTATATCATCAATACTGAATAATATCTCCCAGAATGATTTCTATTGAAAAGTTAATGCAAAATCTTACTCAATGTAAGGATACCAATATTACTCTTCCTAGTATGAACGATACAGAAAACAATAAATTTATTCAAAAGACAGCAATTGATATTCGTCGAGAAGAACTAGAATCGTTAGATACTGTTATTACTCAACTTAATGAAGCTAATTATACTATGGATAAAGAACTAGAAGATTTGCAATCTGGTAATAGTAATACATTTCAATCTAGCAAGGCAAATAATTCTGATAATCTAGGAGTAATTCCAAGTAAGTCATTAATTGTTTATACTGAGAATGAAACGGCACCGTTGCCAGAGATTATTTTAAATCTCTTTAATCTTGTAGGCTTGAGTGTTAATGATTGGTATATTTATGGTGTTAAGAATCCCGAATCGTTTTATAAGAGTTTTATGCTTTTAACCAAGATGGATTTTATTATTAAAAACAAAAATGAAAAGAAGAATGAAGTAGCTACTTTCAAACGTGAAATGGCTATACAATATGAAACATTTTACAAAACTCTAGAATATCGTAAATTACGTTTTCCGCATTTTGAAATGGTCCATAAACTTACTAGTATTGATAACTACGCTGAATATGACGCTATTAAGTATATGGTAGATTATTCGCAGGTAAATATAATTATTCTAGATATTATTGGTGAAAAATATTTAGATATTAAATATACTCCCCATAACTTACTCCAGAATACTGGTGGTACATCATCTGAAGAATTTGTAATAATCATAAAGTATTCAAATAATACTTATCTTCCGTTAATGAATTCTAGCATTGGACATAAACTTAAATCTAGCATTCTAGAAACAATTAATAAACATTTTGAAAGAATCGTTGTTGATAAGTATAAAGAACCACACACAGTAAACTATCATAATGAAAATCATAATGGTAATCCTAGTGAAAAATCTGGGAATGATAGTGTAATTGAATATGGTATTGAAGATGTTATTCTAGATGATGAAATTATTACCAATCCTTTGGAATTTAATGAAACTGGTGATATATTAAATTGTGATACAGTATCGGTGTTCTATAATAATACTATTGCATCTAAAGTAAATAATCTCGATAATCTCGATAATAAATATGAACCGATTATAAAAGCAGGTACATTGACATTTGCAATTGAAGATATGATTGATATTGAAGAACAGGAAGATGCACCAATAGGTAATACAAATACCAATACCACTGATAATATAAAGAAAATAACTATTAGTAATCCAGAACCTCCTACAATTCTGGTAAATCATCTAGAGAATCAACCCAACCAATCCAACCAATCCAACGATGCATTTGCAGATTTAATGAAGAAAATACCAATGAAAGGTAAAGATAAAGCAAAACGTATTAGTCCAAAATCTTCAACTACAGCCACTACTACATTAGAAACACTACTTAATACTGTTGCAACGAATTCTATTGATAATGCAAAATCAATTGACTTTGGTGAAGAAGATTTGAAACCTATTGGAAAATATAATCTGCTAGAATTGCAAATGTTAGCAAAACTATATAAGATTGATACCAGAAAGCAAGGTAGTGCAGGGAAGATGATAAATAAGACTAAGCAGGAAATGTATGATGAAATCCAGGAAAAAATGAATAAAAATTAATGAACATTATTCTAATTATTATTCTAATCATTATTCTAGAGTTATTAATTATTTTTTCTTTATTATTTTTTCTTTATTTTTTATTATTTTTTATTGCTTTGTAATTCAACGTTTCTGTGTTTATTTATATGAACTTTCGTTAGTAGGCATACAATCGCTATCTGGGAATACTGTAGGAACACTTTTACTAAGTTGATGTAATAACCACCCTGCACCCTGGATACATTGTAATACGTTATAATTTACTGCAAAAACGTATAATGTCCCACCTGGTAGATTGGTATTAAATTCCAGATGTAATAATGGTTCTTGTATTTCTGAGAAATTCATAACACCATTAGGTTGTTCTATCTTCTCTGGTTCTAATGCAAATGAATAAACGTGAATAAATTTATTAACAGGTGTATTTGTATGGACTTTAGTAGGTTCTAATGTAGTAAAAACAGATGCAGGAGTTGTTTTCAATCTATCCCGACCATCAAACATTAATCTAACAGTTTTAATAGGATTGGTCTTATTTGCAGGTATAAGTGTATTACTATAGTTGAAGTAATCGTTCTGATTTAGGGCATCATTGCTTTGGAAAATAAAAATCATTTCCGATATTAAATAATGCATACTTTTAAGACTAAATGTTTGTGCAGTGGTACCAGCACCAACATTATATTTATAAAATTGCATTTGGTTAATAATATTTAGTTGTTTAGGTACATTTAAATAACGCCGGCGCTCATCTTCATCTAGAATAACATAATCTACAAACAGCGAACCATATTCAATATCTAGGGTAGGGGCACCAGTGAGGACACCATCACTTGCTACAATAAGATTATTAAAACTACGAACATCTACTGATAATTCAATAGTACTATTATATAGACTACAAAGTGGAAATACTAAAGATGAATTACGAGCGGTTATATTACGACAAAACCATAATTGTAAAGGTACATAGATACGGCCACCTTGAAAACTAGTAGTTGTATATGTAGTATCATCATATTGTTGTATCATCGAATAATAATTTTCCTTACATCCCGGTTTTACTGTTAAATCACCATATATATTCATCCATTCGCTAGTATGTTGGTCAATAAGATTACCGTTAATGCGTAAATAAACATTTTCTAGAATAGCATTTCCAACACCATTACAATAACCAAAATGTTTTCCATTAATATTAGTATAATTTGAAATATCTGGTAAATCTATAGCAATTACTATATTGGTTACTAAGTCGCCATATTTACCATCTTCATCAAAACGGAAACTAGCGGTAGAACCAAATTTAATACCATTTTTAAAATATAATTCGCGAGTGTCTTTCGCAAAATTTGTGTGATTTTTATATGCGTGTCGGAAGAATGATACTGCTGAACCACTATTATTAATTAGATAATTACTTAATCCTAGCTGGGTTATTGAACCATCCATTCTGGGAGAATAGCTTTTGTATTATCTAGAATATATTATTATATTTAGCTATTATATTTAGCTATTATATTTAGCTATTATATTTAGTTATTATATTTAGTTATTATATTTAGTTATTATATTTAGTTATTATATTTAGTTATTATATTTAGTTATTATATTTAGTTATTATATTTAGTTATTATATTTAGTTATTATATTTTGATAAGTTTTCCATAAATAAACATATCAAAACATACTATCTAGAATATATAGAAAATAATTAACTAAATTATTTTTATAACATATTCTATATCTTTTACTATCATTTGTTTGTTTTTTATTATCTATATTTTCATATATATTTTCATATATATTTTCATATATATTATCATTATTTTTTTTATTTTTTTGATATTTTTGATGTGGTAGATGTTGATGTGGTAGATGTTGATGTATTGGTTCTAATTGAATATATTCCTTGTTTGGAATATGCAAAATGGTGTATTCTTGTTCATCTCCAATATAGAAAATTACACGTTTACTAGAAACAGGTGATATAACCATTTTTATAGGTTGTACACTCCAAAATAATTGTGTTTCCAGAATAATAATTAAATAAATATTAGTAAGTGTATGCATTTAGTAATCAATTTTTAAGTATTTTTATAATAAACCAAAATACCAAACTATTAAATTATTAGATAGGTTTATTCTAGCAAATAATTATCTAAATGTATAATAATTATTACTGCATTCATAAAAAATTAATTCTATGGATAATAAATTACTAGATACTTTAGAAGAATTATATAATTATTCAAAAGCTGTTATAAACACGAAATCAATTTCATCTATAACACTTATTACATTAACGAATAAACTAATTCAAATTGTAGAAAAATATAAAGAATTAACTGGCAATCAGAAAAAAATGCTAGTGCTAGATACACTTACTAAAATAATCAATGAAAATATAACCGATGACCTAGAAAAGCAAGAACTACTAACATTAATAACTATACTTTTACCTAAAATCATTGACACTGTAGTATCTGCTATTAATGGCAATATGAAATTCTGTAAAGACATAAAACCAAGTTGTTTTTCCAGTCTATTCCAATGTTTTAGTAAAAAACAAGCTAATACTACAACTACCACTACCATACAATCAAAACAAACTACACCCAAAGAACCACAAAGTGATACATTAGTATAGATTTTATCTAGCAGATGCCGAAAAGACAAGCCTTGTTTGTCTATAAGGTTGAGTGGTTAGCATGCTAACCGATAAGCGTCTTTACTAATACCAATTACTGAACAAGCTATTCTAGCACCACTATGACCAGTAATTTTGCTATCATCGTGTGCACCTAATCCAAAATCATCTTCATCTTGGTGGATAATTATGGATCGACCTAGAATTTCATCTACTATAAATTTATTAGTTTTTATACTCATATTGCATTCTCCGTTTTCATTAGTTTTTATATTACCTAAATCTCCAGCATGTCCACCTTCTAAACCAGAGTGGGTGGTGTTATGTGGATTGTAATGAGCACAACAGGATTTACAACCTTCTCGTAAATCGCCGGTTTCGTGAATATGAAATCCGTGTTTATGATTTTTACTAAGACCTTTTATATCGATTACTATACGGACATGGTCATCTTTCTGTTTAAATATAACAGTACCTTGAATTTTACCAGATGCTATAACTGCAACTGCTTCGCCAATGATTGCTTTACTCGGTGTAATCCCCATATGTAAATAATATGTATTCTAGAATAACATTACATATTTACTATTGGAAAAATAACTGGAAAAAATAACATAAATAATATACTAATAAATAATAGATAATAGATAGTATTACACCGACCGAAAAGAAAAATGAGAATTATTTCATATTCCTTTTTTGACGATATAATTGCACCTTTGCAGGCTTGATGATATTTGACGCCAATTTATTTTTACACAAACTAGGGTTATCATCTTTTATTTCTGTTTCAAACTTAAAATCTCTTCTAAATTTTTCTGGTCTATCTTTATTCTCTATAAAATAATTTACTAATTTTATCATATTATTAGTAGCATTTTCATC